TCCTCGTCCCCGTCGAGTTGATGCTGGACTCGTCGGTCAATCTCCCCGCGATGCTCGGCGAGATGCTCGGGGAGCGGATCGGGCGCATCCAGAACACGCACTTTACGAACGGCGCCGGGACCACGCTGCCCTTCGGGATCACCACGCGGGCCGTCGCCGGACCGACCGGCGCTACTGGCGGCGGTATTACGTATGCCAACATCGTCGATCTTGAGCATTCGGTCGACGTGGCGTACCGCCGCCAGGGCGCTGCGTTCATGATGTCGGACAACAAGGTCGCCGTCCTCAAGAAGATCACCGACACGGCCGGCCGGCCGATCTGGCAACCGAGCGCCGAGGCGGGCATGGCGCAGGGCGCACCCGCGACGCTGCTCGGCTATCCCGTCTACATCAACAACGATATGTCGACGGCCGTGACCACGGGCACGAAGGCCGTGCTCTTCGGCGCGCTCCAGAAGTATCTGATCCGCGACACGCTCGGCATCACGCTGCTCCGGCTCGACGAGCGCTATGCGGATTTCCATCAAGTCGCCTTCCTCGCCTTTGCACGCGCGGACGGCGATCTGCTCAACGCGGGCACCAACCCGGTCAAGTATCTCGGCCTCACGACCTAACGGAGATCGATCATGCAAGTCACGATTCTCCAGGAGCTGTCGGACGCGCGGCACAAATACGCGCCGGGCGACGTCGTCGATATGGAGGACGACCAGGCGAAGCGCTGGATCGAGGCCGGCTTCGCCGAGGCGGGCGACCATGCGGAGAAGCACGGTCGCAAGTCGCGCGCGAGTGGCGAGCCGGAGCAGGCGGCTCGGGATACCGGCCACAAGCGGTAAGCATGCATGGGCTTGACGCTCGTGCCGCCGACCGGAGTCAATCCGCCGATCCTTGAGGAGCTGCTCCTCCCGGATTTCAAGACGGATCTCCGGATCGACGGCACGAGCGAGGACGCGCTCTGCGTGTTGATGCTCGCCGCCGCGCGCCGCTACTTCGAGGGCCGCGACGGCACGCTGGGGCGCTCGTTCCTGACGCAGACCTGGGATTGGACGCTCGATTGCTGGCCCGGGAGCACGGTCGCCACGCAGAACTGGCCATACCCCTATACGCCGGCCTACGTCGCGAAGCCGCTGCTTGTCCCGCTCCCGCCGCTCCAGAGCGTGACGTCGATCAAGGTCCGCGATAGCGCGGGCGTCGTGACGACGCTCGATCCGTCGACGTACCTCGTCGATATCATCAGCGAGCCAGGCCGGATTACCTCGACGGCGGGCTGGTGGTCGCAGGTGACGCCGGGCCTCCTCTCGCCGATTACGATTCGCTTCGTCGCCGGCTACGGGATGCGCGTCGCGCAGATCCCCGAGCCGCTCCGCATGGCCCTCCTCGCCACGGCCGGCGAGATGTATACGAACCGCGATACCGGCGCGACGACCGTCCCGCCGTGGGTCGAGCGCCTCGTGGCCTCGTACCGGGTTCTCACCGCGGCATGACGCTCGCCTCTCGGATGAAAGAACTCATTACGCTCGAGCGCTACGACGACGTCAAGGAAGACTGGTTCTTGATCGACGCGCCCGCCTCGTGCTGGGCCGAATTGACCTCGCTCGGGCAAGAGCAGTACCGCTTCGCGGTCCGCTATCGCGACGATCTCCGGAGCGCGAAGGACGCCGAGCCGGCTCTGCGCCTGCTCTGGAAGGACCGCACGCTCGACGTGATCGATGTCACCGAGACCGTCCCCCGCGTCGAAGTCCAGCTTCTCGCGAAGGGCCGGCAGATCGACTACGACAACCTGGAGACCGGAGCGCGGAGGAAAGTCTCATGGCCCTAGTCTCGAATATCGTCGCTGACGTGTCCGCGACGCTCACGGGCGCGCGCGATATGGGTAGCGCCTCGGCCCCGCTCAAGAAGCGCGTCGCCCTCGCCCTCGACTCGGGGACCGGGGCCAATCAGGCCGACGTCGTCTTCGCCGATACGCGCACGCTCGCCCCGTCGGCCACGGACACCCTCGATCTCAATGGCGGCGGGCTGATCGACGCCCTCGGGACGGCCTTCGCGCCCGTCAAGCTCAAGGCGATCCTGGTCGCCGCCTCCGCGGCGAATACGAATACGGTCCAGGTCACGCGGCCCGGCGCCAATGGCGTCCCGATTTTCGCCGCGGCGGGCGACGCGGTGACCTTGCCGCCTGGCGGCGTCTTTCTCCTGGCCTGTCCAGCCGCGGTCGGCATTGCGACGGTGGCGGCCGGGACCAGCGATCTCCTCGCCGTCACGAACGGCGGCGCTGGCACCTCGGTGGATTACGACCTCGTACTGATCGGCACCTCGGCCTAGGGGGGCAGACATGGCGGCGAGCCAGGCACAGATCGCGAACGGCGCAAAGTTTCAGCGCGGGAACGGCGGGACGCCCGAGGTCTATCAGGACGTCGCCGAGGTCAATGACATCGGCATGGGCGCGCCGTCCGCCCCGGACATCGACGTCTCGCATTTGGGGTCGTCCGCGCGCGAGAAGCGCGCCGGTCTCCAGGACTTCGGGACGGCGACGGTGAAGATGAATTATGTGGAAGGCGACGCCATCCAGCAAGCGATGGAGGACGAGGTCGGCCTCAATACGCCGCGGAACTATCGCGTCGTCCATACCGACGGCATCCACGGCTATCAGTACGTCCTGATCATCAAGAGCATGGGCACGACGGGCTACGTCGTGGACGGCAAGCTCGAGCGCACGGCGACCTTCGCCGTCTCCGGCAAGCCGACGAGGCTCTAGGCGCATGCCCGGCTATCTCGACAAATCGGGCATCCTGAGCGCCGACACGCGCCCGCGACTCGCCCTCGAAGTCCCCGAGTGGGAGGGGACGGTCCTCATTCGTCGGCTCGGGGGCCTCGAGCGGCTCCGCCTGCAATTCTTTATTCAGTCCTTCGGGGCCGAGTCGCTCGATTGGGTCCCGCGCGTCGTGGCCGAGGGGCTCATCGACGAAGACGGCGCGCGTCTCTTCGCCGACGACGAACTCGGCACGATTGCCGAACTCAGCCCCTCGGCCATTCTCCGCGTGGCGAACGCCGTGCTCGCGCATAACAAGTTCGGGGATCGGGAGGTCTCCACCGCCCAGGGGGAATTCGAGCCCAGCCGCTCCTCCGATACGCCATAACGCTCGCGCGGCGGCTGGGCATGACGGTCCGCGAGATGCTGACGCGAGTCGACAGCGTCGAGTTTACCTATCAGATGGCGTACGACCTGAACGAAGCCGAGGATCTCGCGGGCGGGCCGCCGCCGCCGTTTCTGCCGTCGCTCCCGGTCATGCCCTCGCCGCTGCCCGAAGGGACGCGCCTCAGCGCCGATCAACTCTTCGCGAAGATCGAGCGCCTCTGGTTCCAGGACCGTGGCTAATCTCACCGTCTCCCTCGAGGTCAAGGGCCTCGCCCAGATGAGTGAGATCCTCGATCGGCTCCCCGCCGAGGTCGCCGGGCCAATCCTCTCGGACGCGCTCGCCGCGTCGGGCGAGGTGATTCGCGCCCAAGCGGCGGCGAACATTCATTCCAAGACGGGCGAGACGGCGGCGGCGCTCCGGGTCCAAGTCCAGGTCGATCCGGCGAAACAGACCGGGACGGCCGCGATCGACGCCGGCAAGCTCACATTCAAGCTCCGCTGGCTGGAATTTGGCGCGGTCGGCAAGAAGAGCGGCGGGCGGGGCTGGATCATCAAGGGCGGCACCACGGACGCGCGAGAGGCGCGACGCGCAAGACGTCTGCTCCGGAGCGTCGGGGCGGTCCAGAGCGCGCGCTTGCTCGCGCAGGGGATCGCCTCCGGCCGGATTACCACGCGGAAGAATCTCAAGCTCCCCGATGGGCACTTCCGCCGCCAAGTGTTTCATCCGGGCATCCGGCCGCAAGCGCCCTTGACGAAGGCGCTGATCTCGTCGGCGCAGATCGCGCTCGATCGCTTCGCGTCGGCCGCCTGGCGCGGCATTCAAAACGCGGTGAAACGTTTCCCCATGGCGGCGTAATGGCTGGCTCGCAACCGCTCGGCGAACTCGTCGTCATGATCCGCGCCGAGACCGCGCAATTCAGCGCGCAAATGGACGCCGCCAAGAAGGGCATGGACGGCGTCGGGACGAGCGGGCATAGCAGCGCCTCCGGCGTGCAGCACCTCGGGACTGCGCTCCTCCGCGATCTGATTCCCGGCCTCGACATCTCGACGAAGGAACTCAACACCCTCTTTACCATCGCGCGGACGGGCTCGGGCGTCCTGCAAACGCTCGCCCAGGGCGGCCTCCTCGTCGCCGGCGCCCTCGGCGGCTATGCGCTCGGCAATGCGCTCCGCAATTTCCGCGACCTGATCACCTCCGGCTACGGCATCAAGGATGCCTTCGAGCTGGCGATCGGCAAGACGAAGGACTACGAGGAGGAGACGAAGAAAGCGACCGAAGAGCAGACGAAGTTCGTCGACCAGCTCAATAAGACGCGCGCGGCGCTCCTCGCGAGCGCGAAGGCCGTCGACGAATCACTCGGGAAAGGCTCGGTCCTCAGCGCGCGCCTCGCGGGGAACGAGCCCGGCGCCGTCGACGCGCAGTATCAGGCCACGCTCAAGAGCATCGAGGCCGAACGGAAAGCGCGCGAGCAGGAGATCATTACCTCGACGAAACAGGGCGAGGAACGGAATAAGCGACTCGCCGACAGCGAGCGCAAAGCGGCCTCGGATCGCCAGAACGCGGCCATGGAAGCCGATCTTGCGCTCCAGAA